TCTCTTTTCGGGATGTCGTGCCTATGATCCGCGCCTCGAAGGTTTTACCCGGTTCCTGAAGGGTCGCTATGGCTTTCCGCACTTCATCTGGTGATATGTATGCATCTTGCATACTTGCCTCCTATCAGAACGGGATTTCGTCATCAGCTCCCTCAGGGACGTTCAAAAAGCCATCAGGTGATGCCTGTGCCGGCGCTGATCCGCGCGAGGATGCCGCCGGGCCGCTGCCATTCAGATACTTAGGGTTGGGCACCTTGGCGTCCGCAACTTTATCGTATGGGCAGAACCAGCGCGGATTACGCCGCATTTTTACCTCGCCGTTGTATTCGGTCTCAACCTCGCCATATACAACGCCCACCTTTTTGCTTTTGAACTGCTTTGCCCATTCATTACCGCCCCATGTGATGGCGTAATTGTTTGAGCGTTCAATAGCGGTGCAGAATGTTTTGAAGCTTCGGGAGGTCTTTGATGCATCCTGATAGTCCTGTACCATGATGTATACCGTGCCGGCGTAAGGCCATTTCTTCCCTTCCCGGTCATCGTTGTCAAACTGCGTGCGGAACAATCCCGTCTGCTTGTCATTTTTGTCAAAGTCAAATACCACAACGATCATGTCCTTGCCGGTACTCGACTGTGTTTCTGTCACCTGCAAGACGGTAGCATAATGACCGCCCAGTTCCACGGGCGTATATTCGCCCATCACCTGCGCTTCTTCATATCCCTGCGGTTTTTGCATCTTATCTCTCCTCCTTGAAATCATTGTAAGCTCTCAGGTACCGTTCAAACTCATTTACGCAGTGCTCTGCGTAGTGCTCGATGGTTGCAAGGTCTTTGTCCTTCTCCAGCACAAAATCAATCAGGTGCTTGATCATGATCCCCTTGAAACTATCCCTGATAACTCGCTTCATACTTCCGTACCTCCTCCATGAGAATATTGATGTTTTTGTTTTCGCTGTAATGACGCCTGAAGCTTTTTGCGTCATGGTCAAAAGTTCCGTTTTTCTTGCCGGCCTCGGTCCTGATCGGGCTTTTGCCTCTGATCTTCGGCCCGTAACATTCGTCTAAAAACTCTTCCCGGGTCAGGCCTCGCTCTTCTGCTTCAAACCACAATTCGTACCGCTTATTCCGTACGAACAGAGAAATATCGTTCGGGTCTATGATCGGATTGGCTGTTGTGCCGGTGTCTCGGTAATAATCATCAATGAACTGTTCAGCAGTCTTCACGCTGCACATATTGGGTGCATCCGGGTCTTTGCAGATTAGCCTGTCCTGCCGCCAGTACATGGCGCACAGCCGGGCGGTATGCTCAAGGCTGTACACATCCCAATGCCCTTTTTCCTTGCCGCGCCAAAACTGCTGTTTTGTCCAGTTTTGGTGGAAGGCATCGTGGCAGGCCCCGCACAGGGTGATGACATCCCTCATGCGCTCATGCCCCAATCTGGCATAACTGAGGTGGTGCGTTTCGTACGGTTCGCCGGTTAGATCGCGATGGCAGAACGCGCACAAACCGCCGTCAAATTCGTACCGTGCACGCCTGACCTTCTGCCAGTGCGGATGGCTGCGGATGTATTCCTTGTAATCTATCCGCGTGCCATCCGATAAATACGCTATCCCAATCAACCACCTCCCATTCCGTAATACTCCCGGATTGCCGCATCTACTGCTTTCAGATCATTCGGTATTTCAAGCGGGAACATATCTTCCGGGCTCTTGGCGGTGCTCTGACCGTCTGACTGCGTTATGAATTTGTGATCGGTGCAGTACAGAACAATGTCAAAGCAACCTTCGACCACAAGCTTCTCATCGAGCATCTTTCCGATGGTCTTTACCTTTTCCCTGCCATCTCCCGCCGGTTCAGAGTGGTGCAGAAAATATACGATCTTGTCAGGGTCTTCCAGATCGTTGATGTAGTGGATCAGGCCCCGGAAGTTGGCAGCAATCTGGGTGAATTTGTCATATCCCTTTTCCGCTGACCGGTCGAACATCTCATTTGCCATGAGATACTGGCTATCATCAATCACAATCGCTTTTGCCTTGCTTTTTGTGATTGCATTCATAATCCACGCATACTTTGCGCGGTTGGCCTGCTCATAGCTCTTACAATCCGCGCTCTTTTCGTATGCAGGCACCTTTACCACCTTCAGATCGGACCTGAACGGCAGCCGGCCTTTTTCCACGGAGATGATGCCGACCTCTTCGGGTTTAAAATTCTTCAGCGAATAGGTTTTGCCTGATCCGCTTGCGCCAAAAATGATTACTGGCAGGCTCATGCTTCCACCTCCCTCAGTAATCAACCGCTTCCTGCCGGTTGATAAAGAAATGGATGCCGGTGCTGCATTCGTTCCACCTGTCATCATCGAAATCATCAACGCTCACCACCTCGCCAACGCGATAGATAAATGACGGGTCGCGATTGCTTGCTACTGCTTCGATGTTAGCCTGCGTGCCATCTATGTTCTGAATCTGCAACACTTTAGCCTTGTCACATCTGCATTTCCTGCCGGTGGCTGATAGCCGTTTTGCATCCTCTGGAATCTCTAAAACCACGATGTAACCGGACGCCTTTTTGAAGCCGATAAAGATGCCGAAGTCTGGGCACGCATATGGAATAAATGGTATGTTTACGGCTCCGCGCAGGTCGGCTCCGCGCAGGTTGGCTCCGCGCAGGTTGGCTCCGCGCAGGTCGGCTTCGCGCAGGTCGGCTCCGCGCAGGTTAGCTCCGCGCAGGTCGGCTTCGTACAGGTCGGCTTCGCGCAGGTTAGCTCCGCGCAGGTTAGCTCCGCGCAGGTCGGCTTCGTACAGGTCGGCTTCGCGCAGGTTAGCTCCGCGCAGGTCGGCTTCGCGCAGGTCGGCTCCGTACAGGTCGGCTCGATCTTCCTCACTCCACCCTTCGGATTCTTCAAGCCATCTTTTGTGTCTTTTAAGCACTTCCTTAATCTCTTCCGGGCTCATGCTTCCACGCTCCTTTTCTCTCGCTCTTCCCTTTCTTTCTTCCGCAGAATCTGCAGCTGGTTCAACCGCATCATATATGCGATCCCGATTACTGACTCACAAACAAATCGCACGGCATCTGCATCAAACCGCAGGCTTTCGCCGTCATAAGACAGCTTTGCCGACGTCATCAGCGAGTCCTCGAGAATTTCCAGTCGTGCCTGGCTCTCAATCAGATCGCTGAAGTCCTCATATGTCAGCGTTACCATGTTCCTCTCTTCCATTCTTTACCCCTCCAAATATTGTGTGTTGTCGTCTATGCATCCCATGCACACCCACTCACCGCGGAAGCGGACTGCCTTTTCGTCCTGTATATGCTCGCCACACAGACAGCAGATCGGCCGCCGCTCGAGCCATTCTTCGTGCCGCAGATCGCGCATATAGGCGTCATGCCCCGGATCGGCTGTATACGTCATCGGAACACCTCCGGGTCAATTATCACGGCAAGGCCAAGCAGCAGCACCCCGGCCACCGTTACGGTAATTGGTGCGCTGTTGTAGCTGTCGAGGGTGCACCCTCCAAGCAGGATCATTCCCGCCGATATCCCGGCAATTACTTTTGCGATCATACAGCGGCCCTCCTAAGTGACACCTTGTCGATCTTCCACCCCATCGATTCCGCGACCTTCTGCGGTACAAATTCTGGTACATACTTCTTCAGATTCTTGTCTTGCCACATCCTGCGGTATTTCAACCAGTCAACGAAAGCGAGGACGTTGATCTGGAGGATCTGACCATCTCGCAAAACCGCGTATGGACCATAGCGCCCGCTCGATTCAATTTCCCCAATCCTCTGCTGCACGGTTGCCTTGCTGATCCCCAGCGTTTCGGCTAATTCCCGTTTGCAGAGGTATGGCAGTTTCACACCTTCCATTTTTCCCCTCTCCATTGTCTACTTAATGTTGACCTTCAGGGCAAAGAGTAATCTGATCTTCATCAAACCCTGTAGCCTGACAAAAAGCCAGCAGATACACGGGTTTTATCTCACTCTTTCCGGTCTCCCATGCGTTCACGGTTGACCTTGATACACCCATCTTGTCGGCAAGATCATCCTGTGTCATTCCGCACGATACCCTTGCGCCCGCAAGTGTTACTTTTTTCATTTATTCACCTCCTGTTTTTCATAATGGGCCCACGAATATAATAGTCCACTTTTAGTTGACTGTCAACGCAAAATGTTTACACGGTTGAAATTTTGAAGTATTATAAAGACGGGGAGCACGGAGGTTTAGACATGGCTGAGATAATGGATTCTAAGGAATACGCAAAGATCACAGCAAAGAACTTGAAAAGGATACTGTTTGAACACGACAAGACACAGGCGGATGTATGCCGCGATCTGGGAATAAACAAGGGCACGATGTCGTCATGGCTTACCGGAAACAGATCGCCGAGGATGCATCACATAGATATGCTGTGCGACTACTTCCATGTGACGCGGGCGGACATTATGGAGCCGGACCCGCCGCAGACGAAAAAATACAATCTCACATCGTCCGAGGTTATCTTGTTGGAATACTACCGAATGTTGAACGCCATAGGCAAAGAAAGAGCCTTGTCAGCGGTTGACGATCTCGCACAGGTTGAAAAATATAGAGAAGGGAGATAACTGTAATGTGGGTAGAACAGACAAAGACCGGCAAGTGGAAATATACAGAACGCTACACAGACCCGCTCACAGGCCGCCAGAAGCGCGTTAGCATTACGCTCGATAAAAATACCGCACAGGCACAGAAAAACGCAGCACAGTCCATTTCTGACCGCATCAGCGAGATTCTGAAAGGCCGTGAGAACTCGATCACGCTGCGGCGGCTTGGCGATCTGTATTTAGAAGCCCAAAAAAAGACCGTCAAGCCGTCAACCTACGCCCGGAACAAGTACGCCATTGACGGCCTGTGCAGAATCATCGGTGACGATGTCCTACTGGAACGGTTAACGGCAGGATACATCAAGCAGAAGATGCTGGAAGAGGGCGAAGAAGCCGGCACGATGAACGAGCGGATCAAACGGCTGAAGGCTCTGCTTCGATGGGGCTACCAGAACGACCTGATCGACACTGACATCACCGGCAAGCTGTCGCTTTTCCACGACATCCCGCACGCCGACAAGATCGCTGACAAATTCATGACGGCAGCCGAATACCGCAAGGTCATAAAAGGCATGGAGCGGACCGACTACAGGCTTCTGACGCAATTCCTTGTGCTGTCAGGTCTCCGGTACGGCGAAGCCGCCGCACTTGATAAGGCAGACGTTGACACGGAAAGCCGGTACATTCATATCAGCAAAACCTATGACAGCGAGACAAAAACGGTCACAATGGCAAAGACTGAGACCTCTGTGCGGGATGTCTACATCCAACAGGAGCTGCTACCCGTCTGCCGGCAGATCAATGTTCTTATGGGTGAGCGCAAGGTGTTGCACCGATGCCGTTCTGCCAAATTCTTTCACAATCAGCAAGGCAGGATCGTCCCATACTTTACTTACGCCAAATACTTGCGTGATGTTACGCAGGAAATTATCGGCAGGCAGATCACACCGCACACGCTCCGCCATACCCACGCAAGCCTGATGTTTGAACAAGGCGTGCCGCTGGATGTCATCAGCCGCCGCCTGGGGCACAAGTCCTCTAAGATCACGCGGGACATTTACGTGCATATCACAGAAGAACTCAAGCGGAGAGACGCCGAAGCAATCGACAGTGTTTCAATCCGAGGGGGCAAAAAAGGGGCAAAAAGGGTCACATCTCTCAATATCTCTTAAAATGGAAAGAGGCCGTAAACCCTTTATTTTACTGGGTTTTTGGCCTCTCTCGATATCTCTCGATACGCTTAGTACTGCGGAAGATGGGACTTGTATAATGGACGTTTTTTTCAGTGTTTATGCGCATCCGCAGATTTTGCCTCTTCTAAAAGGGGCGGAAAAGGGGCAAAAAAGGCCCCCACCGAAGTGAGGGCCACAAAGAAGGGTGATAAAAGAAAGGAAAAACACAAATGACAACCCCGAAGGGTTACAAATCAGTTTATGCGGAGCTCCTGCCCCGGGTAGATGATATACGGAGACTGCAGGCAGTTCAGTCTGGCAATCTCAGGCCACTGCACATTCATGCGGCTGGCAATACCTGAAACGGTATCCCCCGGCCGCACAGTGTAGTAATATGTGCTGTCGGCCTGCCTCTGATCTCCATTGACGATCTGATTGACAAGACTCTGCGCTTCCAGATACCTGCCATTCAGCACGGCCTTGCGAGTATCTCCGTTGCCGTATTTGCCGGCAAGCACTTCTTTTGCGAGTTCGTAGCCAGTGGAACCGTAAATATGGTTGATAAATCCCTGCACCTC